AATCGCTCGAAACGTAGCACACATCTACACAATCAAGGCGAAGTACGGGTGGTCGGAGGTTGAGCTGGAGCCATTTGTTGATGTGATTGCAGACGTTGCTGAAGCATATCCCTCGCTAGCAACGGAGGCTGAGGTGCTGGCTCGTATGGTTGAGCTAGGAACCCCCAACCCATAACTGCCAATCTCATCATAACCTGCAGCGCCTCACAAGGGTTCTGCAGGTTTTGCTTTATGCTTCGCATAACCCAAATCACAAGGTCCTTGCGATGTTTCAATTACTCAAATCCCGGACTGTCCAGTTCGCCCTAGCACTAGCGGTGCTTTCCATTCTGCAAGGCTACGTCGGCTTGCTGCCCCTGACCCAAGTTGAGCAGATGCTCGTTGGCATTGCCATCAGCGTAGCTATCACGCTGCTGCGTATCATCACAACTCAGCCGGTGTCAGAGAAATGACCTCTTACAGCCGCCGCAGTACAGACAACCGGGTAGGGGATATTGAGACCCTAATCTCTGAAGAGAATGACCCCAAGCAGCGAGCCTTCCTAATCATTCTCAACAGTATCAACGCCTCTATGGTGGCCAATACAGATGCCACCCGCGAAGTGGCCGACAAGCTGGACAACCACCTGTCCCTGTTCGAGAAAAAGTCCGAAGCTGACGCCCTGCTGCTCAACCAAGGTCGGGGGGCTTGGAAGGTTTTGGCTTGGGTCTTGGGCACCGCACAGGTCGCAATCTTGGCCATCTCCGGGTACGTTTTTTCCGACCTAGAGAAATTGCATGATGGCCAGCAAACCTCCAGACTTGCTGAGGCCCGCCTTGAGGTGCGGATTTCCAACTTGGAACGCAAATGAACCTCTCCCCTCACTTCAACCTGACCGAGTTCTGTGCTTCTCAAACAGCAGCACGGCACGGAATCGACAACAGCTTACCGATTGAACTGTATGAAGCAGCGAAAAGAACCTGTCTCGGACTTGAAGAAGTTCGAGTTCTTCTTCGGTCTAATCCAATTAGGCTTAGCTCTGGTTACCGCTGTCCTGCTCTCAATAGCCTTCTAGGCTCTCGAAGTACAAGTCAGCACTTGAAGGCAGAGGCTGTAGATTTTACCTGCCCTACTTACGGTAGCGTAGACAAGATCGTTAGGGCTATCGTAAATAGCCCTATACAGTATGACCAGTTAATACGTGAGTTTGATAAGCACGGTGGTGGATGGGTACACATTAGTTTTAGTGACAAGCCTAAATGTCAGGCACTAATTATTGACCAAGATGGAACAAGGGCATACACATGAGCGATTGGATTAAGACACTAGCCCCGCTTTTGGGGACGGCGCTGGGCGGCCCTCTTGGAGGTGCCGCTGCTGCTTTCATTGCTGACAAGCTAGGCCTTGAGTCTAAAACACTTGAGTCAGTTACAGAAGTTTTGAATAGCGGGAAGATGTCACCCGAACAGATTTCCCAAATCAAGTTGGCAGAAGTGGACTTCAAGAAGTTCATGGCTGACCACGAGATTAAGTTGGAGCAGATTTCTGCAGACGACAGAAAGTCTGCGCGTGATATGCAGGTGTCTTCAAGGTCTGCAACTCCTGCTGTGCTTACATACCTGATAACTATGGGATTCTTCGGGGTTTTAACTGTTATGCTGTTTTACCCTGAAACTAAAGAATCTGCTCCGCTAATGATTATGTTAGGAGCGCTTGGTACGGCTTGGACTAGCGCCTGTGCCTATTGGTTCGGAAAGAACGCAGGCAGTGATCGCACCAAAGAATTGTTAGCTCAAGCCACTATCAAGTAGCTGAGCTAAAGAAAGCCAAGAAGAGCGGGTCCGTAGGGGCCCGCACTTTTGTCGGCTCTGCCAATGGTACCCGAATGCCGTCGCAGTACACAACCGAAGGCACGGCCACCAATTCGTAGCGGGCTACCGGCCTGCCCACACCTGCGGACGGGACCTTGCCGGCAACCCTCACCACACCAGAAGCGGTGAGCCTGGTTAGCACCGTGGCAATAGTGCCATCCGATAACCCAGTCTTGTTGACAAGTTCGGCACGGGTCCCAGGCATAGCCAAGAACACTTTTGTTTCTGAGGGGGTGAGGGCAGATTTTTTCATCAGGTTTCCTAGAAAGTTACGACGCTACTGGCGAACGACTCGCCTAACTCGCTATGGCTGACCATGAGCACTTGAGGGAATCCACAACTTGCTACAACCCCAAGCATGGCGGCTTCCCGGTTGTTGTCACAGGCTGCTGCAGGCTCGTCAAGTATAAGCCAAGGCACGTTGGCCAGAAACGTACGGGTCAGCGCGATGCGAATTGCCAAGCCCAAGGCGTCCAGTGTGGAGCCGGACAACCCCTCTACAGGCTTTCCGTCCACAAGGAAGCCGCCACCTTCGCGGGTAACTACCGACTGGGTGCCACGCACTTGGCTGAAGTAGTGGCTGACGGTGCCCAAGACGGTGCCCCACAGCTGTTTGGCGACCAAGGGTCGAGCCTCACGAATCTTCTTGATGACGCGGTTGTTCAGCGTGTAGGTGGACAAGTCATCCTTGGCCTTGGCCAGTGCAGCTTGGGACGCCGCGTAGGAGTCCTGCGCAGCCGCGAACTGCCCCTTGGCCACTGCCAACGCCATGGCTATACCCACAGCTTCAGCCTGTGCCTGCTTCTCATCATTCTGAGACGTACGCAACTCAGACTTCCACTTAGCGGAGTCTGCCAAAAGCTCAGTCGCCATGCCAACTTGCGCCTGCAGGTTATCTGATACGGCCCGCAGTGCCGGTAAGTCCAGGGCAGCCAAGCCGTTGCGAGCGGCCTCGACGCGGGCCAAGGTGTGCTGTCTGGCAGAGTTCTTGGCCTCCACCTCGCGCAGCAACTTGTTGTAGTCGGTGGTGTCCAGTTCTGGCACATCGCCGCCGACCCACTTGTACTTGCGCGGGTATCCGCCGAAGGCCTCGACAGGCAGACGCGACATTTGGGCATCCAAGGCTTTGGCTGCCGACACGGTTTCACGTACATCCTGCACTTGGGCAGCCAGCACCTCCGCCTCAGCCTTGAGCGCTGTCATGCGGATTGCTGCGGCCTCAGCCAGCGCAGCGCATGCGGTGTTCTTGGCGATGACTTCCGGTACCTCGGAGAAGTCCTTGCCGCAGAAGTCACAGAGCTTCCCTTGGATAATAGCCATCTCAGCCTGGGCAAGTTCACGGGTGACCTGCAGAATCCCGGCCTGCACTGCCTTCTGGCGGTAGGTAGCGGCGAGGCCGCCATCGGCAAATTCTTCCGCGCTCGTGGCGACGTGCTCATACTGGTCGATGCGGGTGAACTCAGCGTACTGAGACCGCAGAGCAGCCGCCGCCGACTGCGCGGTCGCCTTATCGCGGTAGTATTGGGTGTCCAGCAGGTCGGGCACCTCAACTTCCGCCTCAGCAGAGAGGTCCGCGTGAGTCTTCACCCCCTTGACCAGTGTGGACTTGGCATTGGCTGCGTCAGCCAGCAACTTGCTCGCTGCTGACGTGTCTGTGGCTGCCAAGACGCTGTGCAGCTCGACTTGGGCGGTGGCCGCAGCCAAGAACTCTTGAGCCTTGGCCAAGCTCCCCTCCAGCTCCGCGAAGTCCGCCACGGGGGGCTTCACCTCGGCCAGCTCGGTGATACGGGCCTCAAGCAACTTGGTGTTGCCAGACGGCAGGTGCTCTTGGGCCTTCTCGACCAAGCGGTCAAGTGCATCCACGTCGGCCAGCTTCTCAATCAGAGATACCGCCGCGCCGGGGCCGCCTTCCAGCGCCCCGCGCAGAGCGCCTTGGTTGGCGAACATCAGGGATGTGGCAACGGCAGCAGAGCAGCCGAACAAGCGGTCCACGAAAGCGGTGACCTCAGCTTGGCCAGAGGCCGTAACGCCGTCGCCGCGCAACTCAGCACCGCCCTTATGGCGCTCTACTTCAAATTCAGAGCCATTAAACGAGAAGCGAAGTAGAACACGAAGAGAGGTCTCAGGCTTGCCGTAGGTGACGGTAGCGGCCAAGGACATGGGCAGGGCCCGAGCCCCATACAGTGCATAGGCAATAGCCTGCAACATGGAGGACTTGCCTGCCTCTGAAGCTGCACGGATGAGCTGAAGACCGCCACCGAAGTTGATTTCCAAGGACTCGTGACGTTTGAAGTTTGTAAGTTTGAGGTAGTTAAGCATAGTATTTCCTAGATTAGAGTTTCAACAACAGCTCGCTCTTCAGCATCCAAGGTCTCCAGTAGACACTTGATGACATCGAAGCCCTTGGCCGCCTCCAAGGTGGATTCAAAGTCAGCGGACAGCCCTTCGACGCTTGCAATCTGCACTGCGTTGGTGATGACAAACGCTTCGGACGTGCGCCGGAAGGCGGCGATGGCGTTGACAACTTCGTGGGCCTCTTCCTGCGCCGCACTGCCGCTCACTCGGATGAACTTGTGACCGGTAGGCTGCAGGTCTCGCCAGCTCATCTCGACAAACTCTTGGTCCCGGATAGCCGTCGTCTCGAAGTGAACCCCAAAGCCACCACGGATGACCACCTTGTACTTGTCGCCGTCTGAGAGCCAGTCTGATACTGATGTGGCCAGTTGGTTGCCCGGAATCAGAACCTTGCCCAAGCGTCTAGCGTGGTGCTCGTGGCCAAAGATGGCCGTCTTGCAGGGTAGGGCTGCGGCCTGCTCTTTGGAGACGTTCAAGCTCTGGTCAGCCTGCTTGGCAAAGAAGTTGTCGTAGTTGGCATGCAGGAACACGTACTCACACTTGGGTGTGGTTGCAAGCGCTGCGTCAAACACATCTTGGTTTACCAGGTGGGGAATCACGTACCCGTAGGGTGTCATCGTCGGCTGCTCGATATGCACATAACGCTCGGGGAAGTTTCGGCTTAGGAGTTTGCCTAGGAACTGAAAACTAGATAGCGTTGTAGAAGTTTTGCTAAGGTCGTGGTTGCCCGCTGAGTTATACAGCTTGGAACTTGGGTTAGCTTCAAGCCAGTCGCCTAGAATCTCGTACGTCTTTAGAACATCACTGATTGGCACATTTGCCGTATCAAATAAGTCCCCGTTTATGAGTAGGTCGCCCTCTACAGGCAGTAAACCTGCAAATTCCTGCAGTACGTGCTGTCGTAGAGCCCACTGGGTGGCTGGTGTGGTACCGGAGCTACGAATAGCTCCTAAGTGTAAGTCGCTGATTACTGTAAGCATAATTCTATTGCCTCTTTTAAGTTAAGTTCTGATGTATTTCTAAGGTCCCAAGAGCCTGTGTCTTGCGTACCGAAGTAGTCAAGGCCGATACACCGCCACACTTTAGTCTTGCTGTGGTGTATCAGTATAACGCACTTTGCACCTGCTAATTGGAATATTCGCATCCTAGCCCGGTTCTCCAGCTTGAAGTTACCGACTGGTAACCTAAAGTCATGGGCTGTCTCTTTTACCTCAAGCAGAATCGGCAGCCCTTGATTTACAAGCAGGAAGTCGGCCAAGGTTGGCTGCCTTGACCCTGCGTGGGCGTCAGGTAGCCGGTTCCATGCGAAGTCCTGTCGGGTGATAGAAGACAGAATCTTCTTCACCTGACCCTCAGCTATCTTGCCTCGGTTTGTGGTGGTCATGCTTTCTCCATTTTCTTCAGGCCGCCGACGATGGCAGCCTCAACAGGCAAATCACCAATCTCAATCTGCTCGCCAAAAGACGGGCCGAATGAAATCGAACTCTTGATTGGCAACTCCATGCCAGCGTAATCACCCACCATGCAGGCATGGGCAGCGACCATGAAGGGCACCAAGTCTGGGATAGCCACGGAGAACACACACTCGTCGTGAATCGGTGCGATGACCTCACAGTCAAACACCTGCTCAAGACGGGCCTTCCACATGCGGCCTTCAGCCAACTTGGTCATCTCGGCTGCAGAACCCTGGATTCGGAACGACAAGGCTTGGCGCTGGGGGCCTTCCTCGTCCCCGCTGGATGCTTGGTCAATCATCTTGGCCAAGTGGCGAACAGCCCCCAACAAGGTCTTTACCGTGCCGTGCTCGTATATAGCTGCCATCTCTGTCTCAGCCCATGCTTCAGCTACTGGGAAGGCTACAGCTTTAGCCTCAAGCATATCTGTAGCATCCTGTTTAGTTACCATCAGCATACGACTTAGTTTTCCGGGCTTAATCCTATATTGGCTTCCGAAGTTACAGGCTTTACCTAAAGCTCTGCACTTTTTTGCTGTCTCATAGAGTGGATTAGACTTATCGTCTTTAGCGGCAACAAACTGCTCATAAGTTATAGCCTCATTGCGTCCATTGTAAATACCTAAGCCAGTAATCGAGTGCATATCTTTTGGCGAGTCACCTACAAATACTTCACGTAGAGTCGGGTCTTTGGACCATTCAGCCAAGAGCAGAATCTCTTGACTAGAGAAGTCCATCGAGACGATAACAGCGTTGCGCTTGTGTGGCACGATTACCTCGCGGAACCTTGCAGCTTGACCCTCAATCTTGGCGTGTTTTGGAAGCTGTTGCAGGTTTGGTGCTGAACTGCTGGCCCTGCGTGTGTTAGTTCCACACTGGTTATGGTTAGAGTGAATTCTACCAGTTTTCCAGTGGACTAACTTAGGATAAGTCTCGTAGTACAGACCGCTACGTGTCTGCACCATCTTAATCAACTTCAAGGCCTCAAGGGCTGCCTTCTCTTCTTCTGGTGCATCCAGCAAAGCATAGGCAATCGCCGTAGTGTCCGTCGAAGGGTTCGGCAGCCGAGCGCCGGGGGGCGGCGGCATCGCGTTGTAGGCCTCCAAGGTCAGCGGCACGTCCATGGCGTTGCGGATAGCTTCGTTGGAGCGGGTACCTGGCCCGTTATTGAACAAGCGCAGAGGCAAGCCCATCACGGCGTACATCAACTTGGTAATCTGCTTGGGGCTGCCTGCGTTGAACTCCGGTGCGGCGACGAAGCGGCGATGCACGTAGCACGTCACAGCGGCGGCGTCATCAGCGGACACCAAGTCTGCCAAGAGCTTGTCCTGAATCATTGGGACAAGCTTTGCCGGTGTGCGCACCGCTGTCTTCAGCTCTTGACCACAAATCAGTGCTGCCTGCTTGATGGCTGCTGCGTCCAGCTTCTCGAACACCGGTGCAACGGTGCCTTCCCACCCATGGGTGATGAGGTACTTGTGTAGCACGGCCTCAGCGTCAACCTTGGTCTTCGCATCTAGCTCAGCCAACTCGTAGAGCTTGGCAACGTCAACCTTAACGCCGTGGACATAGCTTTGGGCATGCAGGTAGGACGCGTCAATCTCAACGTCCAAGTACACCTTCCAGTGGCGCTCAAGTTGCATGTGCAACTTGAAGAAGTTGTGCAACGAGGCGGTGACGATGGTGTCATCGCAAGCGTAGGACTTGACGTGTGCAGCGGACAACTCACGCATCTTATACTGGCGGCGCTCAGTGGCCTCGAAGACTGGCGGTTCGACTTCGATGGTGCCACCTTCGACCAAGGTCGGGGCGGGCGGGCGAGGCAGCTCATCGTCTGTGTAAGGGAGGTCGCGCTCCCATTTGCCCATCGCCACGGCGTACTTCTGGGACTCCATCTCTACGTCAGCCGCCGTGACCTCACGGATTACAGCTTCCTTGACACACTTGTCAAAGGCGCTCAGCAACTGGCCGCCCTGCAGAGTACCGATAGGGCCTTCCAAGGTTGTCACAGCGCTGTACTCAACTTGGTCGTAGCCGAAATACATCTTGGCCAACTTCTTCAAGCCCAAGGACTCGTTCTCGTTGACGTAGGAGGCTTCCAGCTTGGTGTCCAGCCAGTTGGGCAAGTAGCCCTCATAGCCGTTGTCCTTGAAGCGCTCGCCCCAAGCGTTATAGAGTACCGGACCCTCGAACGCCACGTTTTGGATGACCAACTGCTTGCCCAAGTTCATGGCGAAGTCAGCCACGTCGTCGAGGGGTACGTAGTCGGTGTCTACGTGGTCCACGGGGATGTAGACGGTGTACTGCAGGTTATCACCGAAGGTGAGTGACATGCCGGACAACTCAGAGCCGATGACATCAACGATGCCCCCGTTGGACTCGACCCACTCGTCAGACTCGTCAGGTGTAGAAGTCTCGATGTCCAGTGCCACGAAGTCGGACTGGGCAATCAGAGGTTTGGCCCACGACTTGAACGACTCCCACTTGGAGCCGGATACAAGGTGGGACTGCCCCTGCCACTTCGCCAGCCGCTCGTCATCCACCTTGCCGCGAATCAGGCCGGGGGACCACTTCAGCGGGTTCTGCAAGGTGTTGACCCACTCGGTGTGAATCTTGGCCAGCTTCCACGACTTGATGAACTCGGCAGAGCCGTCAAAAATCTTCTTGACCACTTTGACGCCGCACTCTGGGTGTAGCTCGTCCAAGTTGCCAATCTCAGCCAAGCGGGCAAGCTCTTCAAGGCCTGCATCGCCATAGCCCCGGTAGAATTCCGCGAAGGCTGCGGGGCCAAAACCCTTGATGCCCTTGATGTTGTCGGAGGAGTCACCGACCAGCGCCTTGTACACGCTAATCCAGCGATTCTCGAACGGGCCAAAAGGGTTCTCGTCTAAGTCGCGGTCACCGATGCCGGTGTGGATTGTCGCGCCGTAGGCGTTGACGCCGGACAGTACAGCCAAGTCGCCATCGCCGGAGCGGATTACGAGGTCCTCTTCCGTGTGCTGGGCCAGCCAGCCGAGGATGTCGTCACCCTCGACATAATCTTGGGTCAAGGACAGGGCACCGAGCTTGAAGAAGACGCTCTGCAACTGCTCTTTGAGGTTGTTGAACTCTACGTAGGCCTCGTTGGGGCGCTTGCCGCGACCGGCCTTGTACTCTTTGTCGATCATGCCGCGCATGACCTTGCTGGACTGACCCTCGAACACAAGGATGGCGTCCTTGGGGGTCAGGTTGAATTTCTTGAGAGAGGTGATGATGGAGTTTACGGCGTTCTCGTAACCGTACGCTTGGGTGTTTACCCAGTAATCTTTGCCGTCTTCTGTGACAGCGTTGAAACCTTCTTGGTCTTTTCCTACTGAGAGGCAGGTCCACATAATAGAGGACATGTCGAATGCAATTTTCATATATTTCCTAATGTAAGAAAAGCCCTCCGAGGAGGGCTTGGGTTTTAGCGTATGTTGCCTTGCAGCTCGTCTGCAACTAATTTTGAATATCCTGCCACATCGGTCCAGGAGTCATCGTAATTGGCATCGCCGTTTACGATTCGTCCAATCTTGTGGAACACCATCTCAAGCGCTTCCTGTTGTGTGTCTGTCAGCACCTTGTTTCGGGAATCCAAGTGCTTCTTCAGCAGCCGCTTGAAGTCTTGTGTGACGTTAGCGTGGCCTTGGAAGGTTCCGTAGCGAGAGCCCCGCTCTGCGAGGATGGTGACCAAGGTGGGGGCCGTCTTTGGTGCTTCCTTGGCTGGGCGTCCGCGTTTTTGGGTCTGAACAAAAGGCATCTTACGTGTTGTCATTTAGTTTCTCCGATAAAAGTTGTGAAATCTTTGGCTCTGGTTTCCAATATCCGGGACCCTTCTGGAGCTTCCCGAATTGGTCTTTGATTGGGTTTCCGTCCGCTCCCATCTTGCTGAAGTTGGACTGCATGATTACAGAGATAACTTCCTGCATTGGTAGGCCGTACTTAGTACCTTCAGAGGCACAATAGACCATAATATCACCAAACCAGTCAGCAAGGTTAGTCAAGGTTTCTAGATTCGTCGAACCTTCTTTATTGTAGGTTTCGATGATGTCAAATCCCTCATCCAGCTCATCACGAAGAATCTTCGTGAAGTTGAGCAGCTTCAAAGGGAAGCCGTCTGGCAGCGCAGGCTTGTCTGGGCAGGGGAACCCATACATCGTATTGAACTTCTTGATGTCATCAAACATTTTTCATTTTCTCCAAGGTGTATTTGAGGTCTTGGTCAAGTCCGGCTTGGCCCATCAGCCAGTTGCGGTAGTCTGCTGGCACGTTCAGGATTGGCACACCCTTGTGCTTCCCGAAGGGCATGACATGCAGCATCTTAGGTGTGCTGGCCCGCTTGAACAGCGCTTCCAGCGTAGTGCCCGTCTTCGGCAGAATCACTTGCAGCAAGTCATGCACTGTCAAGATGTCACCCAAGGCTGAGTGTGACTTTCGGTCGGGTAGACCAAGTTCTGATTGCAGGGTGGCCAACTTGTGGTTGGTGGTGCCTGTAATGTATTTTCTGGACAAGGCCAGAGTACATAGGGTCGCCGCTGGTGTGTAAACACTAGCAATCATTCGAGTATCGAATGGTGCGTTGTGGCAGATCATCCACCCAGACTCTGGAAGTAGCTTTGCTACTTCAGCAAGTTTAGGTTTGCCAACACACATCTCGTTAGAGATTCCGTGAATGGCAAATGCACCGGGTTCAATCTGGCGCTCGGGGTCTACAAGGGTCTCATGTTGTTCGAGAATGTTGAGGTTCTCGTCCATGGTGACCCATGCGATTTCACATACGCCACCTGATAGGCCCGCAGTTTCTGTATCTAAAATTAGGTAATTGTTCATGCGTGAAAAAGGCCCAGAAATTCTGGGCCTTTCCTAAGTTTAGTTGTTACTGAGCAATATCAAACACAACCACTGTGTATGTATTGTTTCCGGCGGTAGCAAGTTCGGTACGAGCCCGAACCTTGGTGACTGACTCAGCAGTCGCCTTCCCTAGTCGCAACGCATTCAGAGCCATCAACTGGTATCGGCTGAACTTGCCCTTGGACTTCGGTGACAGGTCGAACTGTACCAAGTCATCGACCAGCTGCGGGCCTTTAGCACAGGAGACTACACTACCGACAACAACTGCGCGTTCCTTCACGCCGGCTTTCTCATAGCCCATCTCACGAAGGGCTTCAAGGTGCTCTTTGACCAAGGTGCCGTCCGAGCAAACTACGCCGTCATCACTGTACCGAACTGTGGTTTTATCGGCTCGGTCGTCGCCTGCTTGAACAACATAGCTATCTTGCCAAGACAGCAACTCAAACACAATCTCGTCGCCAACAGGCTTCTTAGACTCACGCTCAAGGAAGTTACCGTTGCTGGCTACGAGGCAGGTCAAGCTGTCGTAGGCCACTTTAACTGCGTCTTTCAACCCGGTGATTGGGTTGGTGATGCTACCGAAGCTTGGTTTGGCTACTACTGCTTGTGGCTTGGTAGTTACTACTGCTGTGGTTTGGGTTGGAGTTTCAGTCATTGTCTCGTCTTGAGCTTCGAAGTCTGGGGTTACTTTGTGGAGTGCCATGATAAGTTTACTTTCAGTTTTGTTTGGCTGTCTAATTCCAGCCGGGCCAACCAGAGAAGTCTGGGTTTTTGAAATTATACTGCCATTTTTTGGCGGTGTCTATAGTGGTTCGGAAAAATTTTCACTTTCTAGGGCTTGTGGGATTGACCAGCCGCGTCGGAGCCGCTTGTGGACCGGGTGGTACGGTAGACCAGCAATCTCACAAGCCTCGGCCAAGCTGATTAGCTTGCCGAGGTAGCTGACAAGTCGGTTGTTTCGCTTGTTACGTTGCTGCTGTACGGCTGTCGCCCACACGCAGTTCTCAGGCGAGTAGCCTAAGTCGTTGTCTACCCTCTCTAGGCTGAGTCCGGGCCGGTGACTAGGGCTCAGGTCCGAAATAAAATTCTCGACTGAATGCCATCGCTCGCAGACCGTGATGCCGCGCGCGCCGTAGGCTGCAAACTTCGGGCTCTTTTGGCTGTAGCACCGCCTCATCATCCCGCTGTGCGTGTCATACAAATGGTGCTTTTCCAGCCCGTGAGTAGTGTTTGCCCGCCCGGTTGCGGCCATAACCCCCCTCTGGCCACATCCACAACTCGTGGTGTGGCCGTTGCGCAGGTTGCTCATCTGGACCTGCCGCGCCTCGCCGCAGTCACAGCGGACTACCCACCTAGAACGCCCCTGCCCCTCTACCTTACTCACGAGTGTAAGCCGCCCGTACCTGTCACCGGCTAAGTTAGGCTCTCTACCTGTGGGAGGCTCTCTACCTATAATTTTATTATTAAACATATTTACCCTTACTTTTCGGAAAATACTGTGCATCCACTGTCAAGCAGCGATTCATAGTCCAACCTAGTAGTCGCTGCTGGTAGGTGCTTAGTGCCAGCAGAGATATCCATGAACTGACCACAATCCTTCAGTGCCAAGGCTAAAGAGTCCTCACCGTTGAACAGTGGCTTCATACCCAAGTTCTTGCAGTATATGCGGTACTTGTTGTACGCTGGCCTCACCGCTAACTCTAAAACTCTACGCCCACCCATGTCCTTCAGTTGGAACTCATAACCGTAATTCAGCTTAGCTTGGGAGTCCGGCTGCAAGTGGCTCATGTCACCGAGATGCTGCAGCACCCTTACGTACTCTGGGACGGTGTTGGATACCAAGTCTGACATACGGCTATAGCATGCGTTTCTCAACTCAGCCATTTCCTTGTCAAACATATCACCGAACTGTGTCTTCAGCACCCAGCCGAATACGCCAAGCCCGAATTCAGCGACTGCGTAGTTGTAGACAATACGCTCCCTGCCGTGCCCCTTACGCTTGATTTCCTCGGCGCTCAGGGTGTCCAAGTCGCCAGGTTGCAAGCAGTGCTTGGCCCGGGCCGCTGCGTAGAGTGCGTCGAACTTCGAGGAGAAGCTCTCCCTGTCCAGTCGCGCCAGCATGTTCTGCAGTATGAACGCCCCGATATGGGACAGGACAACTTGTCCCTGCTGGAACCGCTGGAAGTGTGCGAACTGCTGAGCCCCTTTAATCCCCGGCAGCCGGCGGAATGTGGCCAAGACCACCCGCTCCAAGAGCGCAGTCTCAGCTTCAATTGCTTCGGCTACGAACATTGTGGGGGCTGTCAAGGTCTGCTCTGACACACTGGCAAAGCCGTCAGCCCCGCGCTTGCCTCCGCCGCGCATCACAGGCCGGCAGTTGTAGGCATCCCGCAGCATCAGCTTCAGGGCATGGTGCTTCTCAAACGGCATGTCATTGGGCTTGTACTCGTCCACAAACAGCGGGATGCTGGCCGAAGACATCATAAAGCTCTGAATGGCAAACACCGTGGACGTGGGGCTAATCTGCACCGGGTCAGCATGATGGTAGTGCAAGCGCAGCAGGGCAAGGTTCATCTCCGACTTGCCTGCGCCGGCCTGTCCTACAACGTGCAGCAACGGAAACTTGCCGTAGCACACATGGAAGACGCTACGGTAGAAGCATGCCACTTGCCAGCCCAAGAGCTTGCCCAGCACCTCAGCAGGTTGTGCCCTAAACAGGTTCCACAGGGCGTCTTGGGCTTTCTCCCTATTCCCTTCCACAGCCAAGTAATCCTCAAAAGAAGGGCACCGGCTGAGGTCCGAGTGGAACTTGCCTGTCGGGTCTGGGTACCCGTTGAACTTCAGCGGGTAGTCGCCCTGCACATGAACGCTTGGCCTCACGCCCCTCTCGTCAGCGTAAATCAGGAACCCCTTGCGAAGCTCCTCCTCGTCTGAGCGAGCAGACTTGAACCAACTGAGGCCTTCCTTTTCTACCAGCAGGGTGTTGGCCCCTGCCCGTTTTGACTCGTCGATTAGCATTTCATACAACTTTCTAGCCACAATGTCGCTGGCCGTAAATGAGATTCCAGTACGCGATACCGCCCTCTGCATGGCAGAAGAACTTTGGAAGTCTTCTGGGGAGAAGGTCAAGTCCTGTCCTGCCATCTTGCCGGTGAGCGCCATGATGGCACCTGTGTTCGGGTCTACCAAGGTTGTGACTTCCTTGACTATTCCGCGCATGAAATAGTTCTCAATCCCCTCATCGTTTCTGGTGTAGTACCCGTCTGGTCCCCGGTAAATGCCACAGTCGTAACCAGCATGCTCCCCGTCCTCAAGTGGCCCGTCGCCGGCCCCTGCCGTGGGGCCCTCTGGCGCTGCTACAGGGGTCAGCAACTTGGCGAAGGCTCCGCTGTTGTACTCGTAGGCAAAGTTGTCCTCGACGTACATCAGCATGTTGCAGAGTTCACGCTCCCGCGCCTTGGCAGTGCCGTAGCGAGAGCCGCCCTTGTGGTTGGCAATCAGGCCTTGGGCCCGGTTGATGAACTGCTCTTCGTTCCAGCCGGATTCACGGGCATACAAGGCCAACTGCATTGCAATCAGGTTGAAGCCCGCTTCCGACTCACCGTTGAGCAGCTTGACCACCACAGGCAGGTCTTGCTGAATCTGTCCGGGGGTCACCACCTTGGGCTTGCGCCGTTTCTTGGTGACACCGGCCTTCTGTACTGCCTCGTCGAACAGCAACCCGAACTGGAACCGGAACTCGGGCCGCGCCGGTGGCATGTGCCGGGGCGCTGCACACAAGGACTTGTAGGTCTCTGGGGTCAGTGACTCAAGCTCCTGCAGAGAGATCTGCACCTTGTAGTTGCCGTTCTCCCGGACGTTGTAACAAGTCCGCAGCATGCGCCCCTTGCGCCCAGTGTAGACCCGCAGGTCGGTACTGGGTGTGGAGAGCTTGAATGCGATTTCCTTGTAAACGTCAAACAGCCGGTACATGGGCACCGGCTTTTGGTTGAACGCTACTTCCGGGATGATGATGTGCAGCCCCTTCTTGCCGCTCAAGTACACCTCAAAGTCGTAGGCCTGAAGCCCATAACTCTGCAGGCGCTGCACTGTCACCTTGGCGTCAGCAATGGCGTCTTGGATGTCCTCTGCGTCCAAGTCGAAGTACAGTGGGCCGCTGTACTTGGCCGCGTCCAAGTCTTCCCTTGTTGGCTTTTCTGCCAGTAACGTGTCCACCGCCAAGATGGTCACGAACGTGGGACGCACACCCTCCAAGGTCTGCTCTGCTTGGATAGGCTGCCACGCTTCCTTGCCACCAATGAGTTGGTAGTATTTGTAGAGCTTGGCCATGGTCAGACTCCCGGAAATGTAGAGTCGAAGACTGCTCGCTCAAGTATGTATGGCACACCCTCTACCGTGTGCTTGTGGACGTTGTGGGCACTTCGGTAGGCTAGTGGGAACTTGACCTCAAAGCGACCTTTATGGGGGATAAAGGAGACTGAACTGTAGAACACCTGCCAAAGGAAGACGCCTGCGGCGACCTCGACCGGTGTGTGCCCTACTTCAACGGTCTTGCCGTCACCGTCTACCCAAGTGGAGTGGAGTCCTCCGTTCATGGTCAAACCAACGTCGGTGCAGGTCAGCACTCTCATTGTCTGGGGTTCGCCGTAGAACAAGGAGAACACCACAAGTTGCTTGTCTTTGTAGGCGGCGAAACGGTGGGCGCTGCGGCAGGCTTCCCATCGTGATAGGGCTTCCGGGGGGAGGGATTGAGCGAAAGTGTCAGAATACTGACGCTCTAGTAAAAGTTGTGGATTTTCTTGCATAGGGGTTTCGTAAGTGAAGCGACGGATTCTACGGCAATTAAGTGCCGCGAATCCAGTCTCGAATTGAATCTCGTGTATTTTCCACCCGCTTAACAAGGTCGTCGTTGTCCATCAGCATGCCCAGGAGTCGGGTTTGGATGGTGTTGTTGGCCACCGCCACCTTAATCCGGGGCTTGCGTTTCTGCCCCATCCTGACGACACGGCCAATGGCCTGCCGAGCAAGAAGGGGCGTCGTCGGGGTCTCGACAAACAGCATCTCGCTGCAGACGCCTTGGGCGTTGAGGCCTACACCTGCTGACTGGGGCTGAGCGACAAGGATGCGCACCGTAGGGTCTTCCATGAACAGCTCAAAGGACTTGTTGCTGTTAGCTTCTCCGTAGGCGGCGACGGCCTTGTGCCCTTGGGCAGCGAGGTACTCCATGACGTTGCGGGTGGTCATCTTGTAGAACGTCCAGATGATGAGCTTGGAGTCCGTGGGCAGCACCTCTTCAAGCGTCTGGTCGATAATGTCATAAATGGCACTGCGCTTGTCCTCGCCGCTGAAGTGGGCCCAGTTGCAGACGATTTGCTGTGCTGCGTGGAACAACTTGGTGCTGGTGGTGGCGTCGATTTTGGTACCGTCACCCAAGAGCAGCAGCTGCTCTTCCATCAGCCGCTCATACAACTTGGTGTGCGCCGGGTCAAGGTCGTAACTGCAGTCCGGGAACTGCGGGTCCAAGTCCAAGCCGAATAACTCTTCCTTGGTGAAGCGCACGGTCTGTAGCGACAGGTTCTTGGCTACCTCGTCAAGGGCTTGCCACTGCGTAACCTTGCCAAAGAAGTCTCGCTCGGCAATGTGCATGTTCTCGAAGTGGCCGAAGGTTCTGTAGAGCTTCGGAGTCTTCTGCTTGATGTAGACATAAGCATCAGTCGGCTTAGAAGTCGGTGTGCCAGTTAGAAGTTGTAGGTTGTGTCCTAGTGAGAGTCTGGCTACGTTTTTATAGAGTATTGAAGACGGGTTTTTTAGTGAATGCGACTCATCTACGATTAGTTCTAATTCGTAGCTGTTTAGTGCATGATACAACTTCTCGTAATCCATACGAAAGATTGCATGACTCATCACTACGAATCTTGCAGTAATGTTTAGTTTACGTCTTTCTGTAGGCGTCCCACGGTAGTCTGTTACAGAGTCTGTGAAGCGGCGCAGCCACTTGCACCACTGCGGGATGATGATAGGCGGTACCAAGACCAAGGTGGTGTCCTTGCCCGTCATCAGGCTGACGGCAGTGGACATTACCGTCTTGCCGGTGCCCACCTCGGAGAAATTGGCGTTGCGTGGGTAAGTGGCCAGCTCTTCAATGCCGGCCACCTGCTTGTCGGCCAGATTGAAGCCGGCCTTGGTCTGAAAGTCAGTAGCAGCGTCTAGCGCTGCGAAGGTGGGGTACATCAGCGCACCAAGCTTAGTTGCAACTTGATTCCGTGCGCTTGGCAGTAGGCGGTGAAGGCCTCTTGGCCCAGCAGACAGGCTAGCTCTCCGAGTGTGCCGCCTTCAGCCGGTCGCTCCAGAATCTTCTTGGCCGTTGTCGCATACATGACAGCAGCCTCTTGTCCGGCCCACGTTGACAAGTCATACCGTGCCCAGCACAGGTTGAAGGCTGGCCACAGGCTTGGGTCCTTCTTGACAAGGAGGCCGATGCCTGCTGGCAGCCCGCCCTTGGGGTGGGGTAGCACGTAGGAGGTTGGGTGCTTGGGGGACCAATACCACTTAGCTAGTTGCTTGAAGTTCACGGGATTTTGCTTTCTTAGTTGGGGTTGGGTCGATTCGCTGGAGCCATGATACGGCAAAGTCAGCTTCATTTGTTTCTACATAGGTGCCTGTGTCGGTCAACTGTTTGATACCTTGACCTGTGCAGCGGAAGATTCGGCCTCTGCCGCTATGCTCACCTTGGAACGACTTGACGGTCACCGTCAGCCCGATGTTCGGACTCTTGGATTGGCCTAGGCCGCCTACGACAAGGCAGCGGTCTCCGGCTGAAATTGGTCTCATGCTAGGTCCTTTTGAAGTTTTTGTATGTCCAGTTTCAGGGCTTCTATTTCCTGCCTGAGTAGTTCGCCCTCTTGCTCGTTTGCCACAGAGCGTTTGTACTCACAAGTGACGCAGCGGGGGCTGAGCGGTGCAAGGGTCAGGCATTGGTAGCAGGGTGTCATGGGGTGCTCCATTGTTGGGACATGGCTTTTGCAATTCCGCCGAAGGTAGTGGACCGGAGCTTCCAGCGGTCAGCGCTTGGGGCCAGTATATTCTGCCCGCTGTCGGTTTGGTTACCCCAGCGCCGCTTGCCGTCGATGATGCGAGGCTCGACGTACTGGGTTGGCCTGAGCAGCGGGAGACCTTTCAGCCAAAGACAGGTCTTCTTGCTGGCATCGTGGCCAAATTCGTAGGGCTGGATGATCTGGTCCGACTTACGGATTCGGCTGCTGATTATGCTGATAGGGTTTTCTATGGCCCACTTGGGTATGTTGCAGCCCATCAGCTTCTGTACGAACTCAAGTGCATCTTCAGTCAGTTTTGGGTCCCGCAGGCCTCGTGTCGTCCAGTGCATGCCGCTGACGCTAAGGTATGTACATGGTGGGTTGAATGTGGCCAGGTCCCACCCCTCATTGATGATGTCAAACACGTCACCCTGGTAGTGGTGGGGGCTGCCGTCGTCGGCAGGTAGTAAGTCACACGAAATGGCGTCGTGCCCTAAAGCTCTAAACGCCTCCCGTATTTTTCCACTATATTCGCACCCGCATAAAATTCGCATAAAATACTTTCTTAAGTAGGGTCTGTTGTTACATATCCAAGGCAGAGCGCCATCCAATGAACCGCGCAAAACGCGGTGCGTCCTTCACCCCATACGCCATACTACGGTATTTAAGGATGCGCCCGGAGACAACCGAGTCCCACAGCGCTGTGCGCTCAGCGTGGGTCAGCTTGCCTGGCGCACACTTGAACTCCATGTTTGTCTTGAGGTCGCGGCAAACAAACCCGCCGACCATACCTTTGCCTGTCAAGCCTGCGGCATGGGTGCTTCGCTCCGTCTGACCGAGTTCGTTGGTGAAAGCTTCGTTCTGGTTTTCCATGGCTTCGTACGCGTAGAGAATTACAGCCTCCGCATCAGAAAAGGGCTTCATCTTCAGCATATCCTGTGACTTAGCAGTGCTGCGACCGTACTTGTACTCGGCGTCGAGGTTCCGCAGAATAGCCCCTTCAAAGCCTTGCTCAAGTGAGTCAGAGTAGTAGGCGTCAAGTTGGGCCTGTGACTCAATCAAGGTCTGAGTAAGCACTTGTATGAACGCTGGCAGGTCCCGCGCCCTCAACCGGGCCAAGCGTTCAGCATAAGTCCCGCCCCCGCTCAAGTCGTCGAACACGTAGAACGTGAATTCTGGCTCACCTTCGTGAGACATCACCGCAGAGTTGGTTGCGCGGTAGCAGTCCGGCGCAGCCGCCGAACCGGCGATGACTTCCCCATCCAAGTTCTGGTACTTTGACAGCACCTCTCGGATGTGCAGATTCGGGACCGGCTTGAGCGACCGGGTGAGCGCCCCTCCGAACTTGGTGACGACGCGGATTCCATCGAGCTTGATAGATGCTAATTTTGGAAATTCTACAGGGCCTGCGGCCTCACATGCCAGGTTAGTCTTAAACATTTAGGTTTTCTCAATTGGTTGAAATGCTTTGGTACCGTCAGGGAAGTGGCGGTAGGGTCCGATTCGGCTTGGGAAGGCCAAGATTGCGTTGCAGCCGGGGCGGCCATCGTAAGGCTTGAGTTCAAGTCCTTGGTACTGGTCTGCCGGCGGCTTGTAGGGTTTTTCGGGTTTTGTCATAGTTTAGGCAAAATAAAACAGGGCCTAGGCCCTGTTTGTTGTGGAGTCAAGTCCGATTAAGCTGCTACGCGCCACACGCCTACAGCATCCTTGCCGTCAATGACGACAGAACGGACGGCGAACTTGGGAGCGCCTTCACCGTAGGACTTGCGGTAGTTGGTTACAGCCGCAGACAAGCGGTTGATGACCTTGGTAACGCTTACGACTTCATCTTCGATGAAGCAATCGCCTTCAGCCAAAGAGGCGAAGTCATATTTGTGCTCACGTTTAACGGTGCGCTTGGGGAGAGGAATGTTTTTGTGAATGGTCAGTGCCATGATATTCTTTCGTGGTGGTTGATGGAAATCTGAGGAAGTCAGGGTTGATATTTTATATCAATTCCCTTGGTCGGGTGGTGTGAGTAGAAAATAAATTTGCTGTTGTCTATGCTGGCCGCAAGTTCTAGTGTGTTTGGCCTCTGGCAGGCTTTGATGTCTACTGGCCGCCTGTGTGGTGCCTGTACAACAACATGCTTTGCGTCTAACGGTACCAGCTTCAGTAACTCCGCTAGGTGCTCAGTCTCGTAGGGCAGCGGCCCGTAAATCTCGGTCTTCATCGCTGCATCCTCAACCATGCTTGGTCGATGGCCGCCTTCGGTATGCGCGGGGCATGCCAAAGGCAGGTGTCAAGGCCTCGGATAATCAGCTTGACCGTGGCCTTCTGCAGCGCGTTGCGCTCTATCTGGTGTAGGCAGGCTCGGAAGTCAGACTCCAAGGCCTTGGGCGGCTTCTTTGAGGCCAGCAGCACAAGCTCCATGGTGGCCGCGATGCCGCTTAGAAGCTCAGCGCAGGGTTCGCCCTCGTCGAGCATGAGTACAGCAATTTTTTGGTCCATCACTGCGCGTTGCAGTGGGGTCACTGGTAGGCCTATCATCGCAGGAACACCTCGATAACAGCCACAACCAACCACACTGCGGCCAGAATTTTCCCTGTGGTTGCTGGTGTGTGTGGGGCTATCCAAACGGCGGACATAAGAAGAGCGAGGTCTACTGGGGTCATTTTGTTTTCTCAGTTTTGGGCATAGGGAACCAGCCACGTATCCAAGTGGCCTGTGGGCTGTACTGGCCGATGGTGGCGACACCACCCTCAGTCAGCAACAGAACTTTTACACCCCGAGGTGTGTCCTTGTCAATCGGCAGCCAGTACACGTCTGTGGCGACGGCTGCCGTCTTCTCAGAATTCACTTTAAAATTCATGGTACTTTTTCGGTTGGGTCAGTCCTCGGTCTTGGTCCAAGGCCAGTACGAAGGACTCAAGTGCTTGTGGGTCAAATTCAAACACAGGCGGTACACCGGGCCGGTACCGTGTCGCAGTCGTCATGGCCAAGGTTTCCAAGGACTTGCAGGCTCGTGCTGGGCAGTTGAAACCCCGTGTGCGTTGGCCGAAATCATCACAACAGTTCACGTCTAATCCTTTCAAGCGTTTGACGGCGGCCTATCGTATCACCGCCAAGCGTATCACAGTAGTTGAGCACCGATTCGTGGGCCTGCAGCAGCAAGTCCAGTTCGCGGCGCAGCTTGATGCCCTCGTCACGCAGGTCGATGTTGGCGCAGCGGAGTTCCATGTTCTGGGTCAGTTCCCGGTTTGGGTCTGCATACGCGATGGCTGAGAGAGCCTCCGAATACTCCTCGTAGTCGTCGTCACCTAGGTTCTGTCTTAAGAACCTGTCTACCATATCAAAATCTGGCGTCATGTGTTGCTCCTGCTATTTTCGTAATGATAAAGCTCGTAGAACCGAGCCTTCTGCCACTGCCCCCACTCCCACTCTCCGGGTGCGTTTGCTGGTGCTGCGTACCTCACCATCAGCACAATTCCGAATAGCGTCTGCTTGTGGGCGAATTCTATAGCGTCATTTTTTAGGCTCATGCTCTTTCCTTATAAGTTGTAAAGCGCTTGGCTGTACCTTCAGTCTCAATACGGGACCATATCTCAGCTTTTAGCTCAGGGCTGTAAGTGTTCCAGTTAGCCACTTCTAAGTAGTGCCTACCACAGCCGGTGCAGACATCCTTGTAAAGTGTATCGCACAAGGCGATACACGGCGAGTCTGGCCTTGTCATAGCCCTTCGTCCGCTAGGACTTCGCTGATTAAAAGTAGAAATAGGCTCTTGTCTAGGTTTGACATGCACCTATACACCTCATCGCTGGACTTGTACTTGTTTATGTACTCATTTACTGCTGGCCCACCTCCGATTGTCGATGGGGGAGGATTCTTCGCCAAGGTCCTGAACTCCGAGCTTATGGGTCCGTATTGGCGGTGGGCATCCTCGGGGTTGATGCGCCACACGTAATCGCTGTCAATCTTGTCGTGGTCGCCAAGTCGAACTATCCGTGCTGCCTCCCAGTGGTTGGGGTGGTCCTTGAAGTGCTGCTGTTGAATCCTAGCGCCTCGCGCTGCTGCAAAAAGTAGTCTACTCATGTTTTGTCTCCTATGCCGTGGGCACGCTCAACGGCTCGTACAGTTTTACGCATGGACTTGCTATCGACTGGGCAGAATGGGTTATTGATGCTGAAAGTCCTATCCCTTAGTGTTTCAATCTGCTCATCAGTCAAAGGCAACCGTACTGGCTGCGCCACAACAATCGGAGTTGTCTGCGCTGTATTTGCACATCCGCTGTGCCCACGTTTTACGCACAGTTCGCAGAGTGACTTGCATGGCTCCCGTACTGGCAGCGCGGCGGTGTAAAGCCTTGCAGCCCTCCATGCGGCTCTCGCAGCGTTTGCAGGATTGCATGGGTAGTTATACTCCTTCATCATTGCTGCGATTGCATCGGCGGCTTCCTGAGATATTTCTGAGGGTAATGCCACTAGCTGCGCGGCCTGAATTGAATCTGCACGGACTATCACAGCATCCACGCACCCGTCTTCACACTCCGTACCTACCTCAAACCACTCCCAGTCATCGGGCTCACCATCCTCGCCTTTGAAAGCGTGGAAGCGCCCACGCGCAAGAATTTCTGTATCAGCGGCTGTCTTATTTGTCCATGCCTCAAGCATTTCAGCTTCTTTAGACCATGGCACGAATGGCATTGCAGTTGGCTGCGCGATATGTACACTTTCAGGCGAATTTTGTACACGTTCTTGCGATGTGTATAAATCCCGTTTATTTTTAAGTGCTTCCGTCAGTGCTGCGCGTAGGGCTTTGCGGGTTTGTGCTGTTCCTTCCCCTACTTTCAAGTCGCGGTAGCGGTCAGCCAGCGCCATAAGTGTGTCTACTGTGTGGGTCATGCTGTGCCTCCCTTGTCTGCATGAAATTCCGACATAAGAATGTCAATATGGGCATCAAAATACTCTCCTGTCATTGGCTCCAATGCAATGAAGTCATCGACAGAGTTTTCGGACTTTGTTGCGAAGTGGTCGCGCAGGAACCTGTAACGCTCCGCATCACGCTGCGCTTCGTCAGCAATGGCTGGGGCGGCGAGTTTTCTTTCTGCCCATCGAACCGCCACTTGCATAGTCTTGCTACTGCAAGGGCAATAGGGGTTACCTGTGCTGAAAATATCTTTGCGGCCCTGCTCAATTTGCTCATCTGTCAATCGCTCGATTAGATTTGTCATATCTTCCTTAAAATTGGTTTGAATAACATCGAATAACTCTTGCCGAGTCGTCTGTGCATGGTGTTCATCTGCCGGCGCTTGTTGTCCTCAAGGACTTTGGCCTTGTAGGCGGCCCTGCGGCGCATCCGGCGGAGGGTTACCAGTCGGATTAGCTTCTCGTAGTAGGCGTCATTCATCTAACAATTCCTCCAACAATGCCTTAAAAGCCTTTTCCAGTGAGTCACCTATCTCTTTCGGGATAGGCTCTTTTAGGGCCAGAGCCCAGCCCTCAATCTGGGACAGCAGCATAATGATGGCGGTAATTTGTGGTTTGGTCATTTCAGTACCTTAATAGTGGCAAGTGCTATTGCTTTTTGTGGGTCACCGCTTGCAACAGAGACCCAGCTAAGCTTCTTGTAATCATACACAATGACTTCCCACATGCTCACATCGGTATAGCCTTGTATTCTTGACTTCTTTAAGTCTCCGCTACTGATTGCAGAGGGCCAAGTGCTGTACTTGGCAGCTATTGGGCCGGTTACACTCCAGTCTCTGTAATCGAAGACTCTAAACTCAAGGACTGTCCACGGTTCTTTTCCCAGTATAGCACTCGGAATCTGCACCTTGTCAGCGGGGTCCCCGGTGTAGACAATACACACGCCGTCGGTAATAGAGGCTGTGGTCCATCCTACAGCTTGGGCTAGTAGGAAGTTGATGTCTTGGTCAGTCATATGATTTGCCTAAATTGAATCCACCCTGTTAGATTCCCACTACGGGTATCAGCGCTGAGCGCCGGTGTGGCTTGGTGTTCTAAGGGCGAAAGGTGCTTGGGGTCACTACCTGCCAAGCGCTCATACAGCGCAAGGTCCGCTTCTACGCTAGGCGTCCTACCCTCATGGGTCAGGTAGCTTACCCTGGCGCAGCGAGCCGCTGAGATTTTGCAGTCTAGCATCGCTACTGAATCCACGTAGGGCAGGTGCCACTGGCCGAGTCTGAGCTCTCGAACAATTGAGATGTCCATGGCGAATTGCATGTGCTTGGCCAAGCCCTGGAAGTGGGGCTCAGCGTCTGGGTGGGCTCGCAACTCAAAGAAGTTGTCCCATTCAGTGGCGGTCACTACCGTTCGCATCCACTGGAAAGGCTCTAGGATTCGGTTGCCGATCTGTTTGTGCAGGCCAAGCTTGGATAGGCCCCATGCAAAGACGCAGGCGGCCTTGGAGGCGGCCACCCAAGTGAACTTGGCAAGGGCTCGACGTGCCCCTGTGACCTCTGCTCCGGCCTGCATGCCTGGCTTGTTGGAGCCCCAGACCATTGGAATGAACGGATCGTTCCATACTTCTGAAATTAACTTAGAGACTGGAATAGCCCTACTAGACATTGCGTTACGTGAGAAAACCCTATGGGTCATTACCTCTCCGTGAATGATACGGGGGTAGGTCAGTGAAAAAGTTGTAAGTCGTACGCCATGCTCACTAATTGAGTCGGCAATAATGTCAGCGGTAATATTCATTTTAGTGCTCTTTCTTTGTGTGTAGACCCAAACCACCAAGTGGTGCAGGCGGTTCGTAGGAGGGCTTGATTATCGAGCAGGCGGGATTTCCAAGAGGTCTCGAAGGTCTCTAGCGCCTGCTCTGTGGCTGCGGCCCGCACTTGGCTCACGTAGTTGTCAAGCATTGGCAGTAGCAGTAGAGTGCTGAGCGCCAAGCCTGCGGCGGCTGAAAATCCGATGTGGGCAAGTGCCCGCTTGCCCTTGGCCGTTGCGGGGTTCGGCAGTTGCGGGATTCGCATGGTGGGGAGTGGCTTAAGCACCATAGCTCGCCACCAGCAGGGTGATCGCGCCCGCCATTGACAGGCCTCCAACGGCCAAGCGGGCATCGTGGACTGCTTGCTCTGTAGCAGGCGGCAATGGCCCCGTGCCGGTCAGGGCGAACGCCGTAAGGTTCACCAGCAAGATGATTGAGGGCAGGGCCACTATCAGTGCCAGAATTTTTAGTCCCATACTAGACCCCTAACCATTTTGCACAAACCCCTACGGGTTCGTGTTGAAACCCGTAGCAGTGCCCGCCGTCAGTGAACTCCTGAAGGTTGGCGTAGCCGCAGGTTCGGCAGTTGGACAAGCACTTGGGTTCTGGCGCTGCCGCCTTGCGGCCCTTGATAACCAGTATCAGCACATCCCGCAGGGCAGCATCTCGGTCGGACCGGGGTTCAAAATAGCCCCCATCCAGCTTAGTGACGGCATACTCAAGCATCTCGATAACCTCGTCATGATGGTCAGTCATAAAATCACCTTCACAATTTTCACGGTACCGCCAGTGGGTAGCGCTGCTTGGCCGGCCAAGGCGGCTTCTTGCTTGGTCGGAAACAGGGGCCAAGGGCAGCGGGCTCGGTCGTAGGTCGCCCCTGCTGGGGCGCTGACCACCATCCACTGAGTGCCGCTGTCCCAGCGGTAGAAGGCCAGCCAACCCTCGGGTTTAGGAGGTGGCACGAGGATTTCGGTTACTGGCTGTGGGTCTAGTTCTTGAACTTCGATCATTTCAACACCTCAGCAGCTTTCAGTTGGTGTGTCTCACCGTCGAATGTGAGTTTGATATTGGGCTTGCTAATGTAATTTATCTGCACTGAGCCGTTCATTGCTAAGCCGTATGTGTGGTAGTCTGGCTTGGGTTCTGGTTTGAAGCGGTACTGGATTGCCTCATTCCATGCAGGAGGGTCTACGCAGTTATCCCAGTCATACGCAGATGTGTATCTGTACTGCACAACCCTACTTGTATCAAGTGCCCACTCTCGGATTAAATCTGCATGTTTGTGTTTCATATTAGTGCCTTGTAGTCGTTTGTGCCTTGAAAAGGTGCTCGTCAATACTGACGACTTTTGGGTGGGGTCCAGACAGGTCAACGTAGTAGACAAAGTAGACAGGCCCTACTTGCTGACCTTGCCAGTAGTAATCTCGGCAATAGCCAAGGACTTCCGGGTCAATCATTATCTCGGGCCCGTCTTCAATCTCTATGTAAGTTGTGCCACCGGTGGTGTAGATTATGTTTGGTGTGTTCTTCTCGTATTTGGGCTTTTTCACTGGTGTTCCTTGTTAGCCTTGAGATACTTTTCGCAGAGGTAGTCGATGTAGGCCCAGAGGCGCTTAACCAATAACACGATATCCTCGACCTTGCATACACCGAGCCACAATACCCTTGCGGTCATCTGTACTTCCGCCTTTTAACAAGCCTGTTAGGGCTCCTGTCTGGGACAGTTCTCGGGTGTGTTCTTTAGAACTCATGGCAGCAGCGAACAGGCCGCCAAGTAGTGCGCCGCCGATTGCACCTGCCAAGGCGTTATCTGAGGCGGAGGCTACCTGCTTGGCAAGGTCGTTGCAGGCTGTCAGGTCTGGGGCTATCGCAGACTCAGGCCCGCTGAAGTCAATCACAGGGCGGATTGGGTACTTAGAGGTCACGAAGGTGTTAGGGCCGCTAGTGGCGCAGCCGGTGAGCAGGAGGGAGATTATGATTGCTGTTTTCATTTGTGGAAGTTCCTCTCTTTTACCATTGAATCAGCCAAGTTATAGGCCATTGTTGCGTATTCGCCCCAAGTTGCGTTCTTGGCATCGTTAGCCAAGAGGCCTTGCAGGGCGGCTGCGGCGAAGTAGTCACGCATGGTGAGTCCCGGATAGTAGGGCGACCCATGGCCGGAGTCGTGGTGGGGGAACGCTGGGTCGCTCATACAGCCTCCAAGGCTTCAATGTATTTCGCTACTACTTCCAGCGGCACACGGGAGTAGGGGTCGCCGTCGCTGCCGTAGGGGTCCAGCAACTCGTGCCAAGGGCAGTTATACAGCTCAACTGAGCCGATGCCGCACCAGTGAATGTCGCTTTGCTGAATGGAGATTGTGATGCCATTCTCCGTCTTGAAGTGTTGCCGCACACCGATATAGTAGAACGGGCCGCTGGTTGAGTCTGCCCTGCGGAACCAGTTGTCAGAGTTAAGGTGGATGTCAAGTCGTTCTGCTGCTGCTGTCATTTCTTTGCTCCTACTGGCCAGCCTAGGGCCTTCAATTCGTTTACGGGACTCTGCACAACCAGCGCGTTAGTGCTCTTGGTGACTTCTGCCGGAGCGTACTTGACAAATTCCGGCAGACGCTCTTGAAGCTGCTTCAAGGTGGTGCAGGCCTGGATGGCCGCCGATACCTTGCTCATTGTGGCTTCACGCTGTATGCACTTGTCTCTGAAGGGTTTTGTCACAGCAGCAAAGTCTGCATCCCCGATGTAGTATTCACAGCAACTTCCACCTTGGAGAAAGTAATTGGAGTAGGTGTGCGAGGTTTTCAGGGCTCCAGGAGTCAACTTGTACAGCTTGCGGCACAGAGGACTCATCGCCTTCTCTAGTGCGGCTTGAATGGCTGTACTGTCGTCAATTTCCGGTAAGTCACGCTTAATTGCGCTCAACATGGTGGATTTGTCGTATTTAGTCAATTTCATTTCTTTACTCCATAAAATTTCAATAGGATTGCCGAAGCGTCGCTTCGTGGGTACTGGTCCAACAAGTCAGCCGCATCTCGAACAAGGGCTTTCACAAGGTTGTCCAAGTAGCGGTTGGGTATGTACATGTCGTCATATCTTTATCTGGGTCTGGCCCGTTTAGGGTTTGGCTTAGGACTTTTAGGTGCAGGTTGATAATGTGCTTGTTCATAACTTCCCCACAGGTTTAGCCAGCAACCACTTGTCACCAAGCATCCTGAC